AAAGAGGAATAGCTTGCTTTCTGAAAGATTTAAGCTCTGAAAGAATAGTTGGAAGTACACTGGGAATACCCTGGGCGAAGGTATGATTCCCAAAGGTTTCATATTCGATACCAGGTATGTTTTTATACTTAGGATCTAGTACTAACGATGAATAACATACATTATGTGCCATCATAATAGAAGGATACAGGCCTTCAAAATCCAAAGCGGTTATGGGTGTATAATACGCACCGGATTGCGCTTCCAGAACTGTTGCCCCTTCATAACCAGTTGTATCCGTGTGCCCGTATTCAAAAGTTGGAACCTTGAATCCGAGCTCACGTGCCTTTTTAGTCAATTGACTAAATACCTTAATTTGTTGACCACGTTCCACGAGATAATTCAATGGAACCCAAGTTGCTTTAGCCATCTCCAACAGATTAACAAAAGTACACAAACGTTGTATGAGTCTATGAGGCAGAAGAGTATCCTTGATACAATACTCCGCAACCTCTCGCAGTTTAACCGGGTCTCCTTCTTCGAATCGTTTAAACATTTCTTTGGGAGACATGTCTATCTTTTTGTCTCCCAGGTACAGCTTCGATACGTTATCGAGTTTATATGAATCTAACTTGTATTCGCGTTTAACTTCATGGAAAAGATCAAATATAAATCTTCCAGGCATATTCACGAGTGTGAGTTCGTTATCACCGAGCGCACTCGAAGAAAGCTTTTTACGAGTTAAATTACACGTAAAATTGGAGAGCTTACTGAGTTGATAAAACTTTGGAGGACATTTGGTATACAACGCTCGTTTCATTATATAGTTTAAATCAAACCCAAAGATATTCCATCCAGTTATGACGTCCACGTCGTGAAACGATAAATACTCAGAAAATGCGACGAGCATATCACGTTCCGTGTCAAAACTCTTGATGGTACACTCAGGTAAATTCAAATCCGTGGTCTTGTAGCATAAACAAGTCTTATCGTATACCTCTTCCGATCCAAACTTTAAAAGGGATATGGCGATTTGAAAACACGCATCACCAGGTACTCCAGGATCCGGAAACTTTCCAGTAGAGCTATAACACTCAATATCAACAGAAGCCACCACAAAGGGTGCAGTTTCCGTAGTTTCGTGCGGCTTTAGATCTTTCCAATTCTTACAGAATAAGTCTACATCGACTTTCGCGTGATGACCCCGTGTACATACATCACTCGTGTCAACCCATCCAGTAGATTGTATACCGGTGCGATGCATGAGTCTTAATACAGGATCTAAATTAGCTTCATATACGAAAGTAAGAGATAGATCTCTCGTCTTCACACGTTTCATAAACTTAATAGCGTAATTACTCACAGAACGCCTCTGTTTAAGGTTATTGCAGTGTACTTGAAGAAAAATATATTCTTCCCCATTTTGAAATCCCCAGATATCTTTAGCTTTCACCAAGTCCATCTTAACAATTTCTTCAGAAAACATCTTATCTAGCGACTTTCTAACATGTCCCACGTCCACATCTGAAGGAATCTTTACAAAAAAATACGGATTGAACGTCGTGGATACACATACAGACTTGCCTTCGATCGTTTTACCAAACAGGCGGATGTAATGTTCGTCATCTTCATCTCGAGAATCCCAGGTCAACACTTGAAAGATCACCATCTTATTTCGTTATAGATCTAAATTTTTAATATCATATATTAATAAATGTCTGCTGCGTTGGTCGATCTTGTATCCAAGGGTGCCCAAGATGTGTACATCACAGGGGACCCCGAAGTATCATTTTTCCGTCAAAATTTCCGACGCCATACAAATTTTGCGATCAAGCCCGAACGTGTCGATTACATCGGTCAGTTCAATGGTGGCGCTGAAGTCACCATCCCTATCAAGTCCAAGGGTGATCTCTTGAGCTATGTCTGGATTGAGGCTCCAGAAATTCAAACTGCATTAGGCGACACCGGTCTTTTTGCAACTGATGAATCTGCTACCGAGTTTACCCTTCTTATAGGTGGGCAGCAAGTCTGCAAACTCGATTCTTTATTTATCCAGGGTATTCACAACGTTTTATATAACGATACCTCGGCTAAGGCTTCGTGCGCCGTGACCACCGCGGTAGCGTCTGCGAATGCTAAATCAGCGAAGACTGGAGCTCAAGGTTCCGATTATTTCGTTATCCCTTTCTTCTTCAGTGAAGATTGGACTAAGGCTTTACCTTTAGTTGCTATGCAGTATCATGAGGTAGAAATACGAATTAAGTGTAGGTCCGGTTTAGCTTTTAATGCGACACCCAAGGTATACGCCAATTACGTCTACCTCGATACAGATGAGCGCAATAGGCTGCTCAGCACCGAACAGGAAATTCTTATAACTCAGACGCAACACCAAATCATGGATACCAGCAGTTCTGGTACCGTCGATGTTGATCTCACATATTTCAACCACCCTTCCAAGGCTATCCACCTCATATCATCAGCCGCTGATGGTTCGGCTTGGGATAACGAACTCAAGTTCGATTCCGCAACACTCTACATTAACGGACAACCTCTTTTCGAAGACATGTCCGATACGTACCATCATAACGTCGTACCCGAAATGCACTGCACCGTCTTACCTTCCGGTGTTATTGACAGTGTTCCTCTTTTCACATGGCCTTTCTGTATCAAACTAAACGGCTCCCAGCCCAGTGGTAGCTTAAACTTTTCTAGGGTTGATAATTCGAAACTCGTATTAAAGAACCTCACCGTTGGCGTAACTCCAAACATGCTACGTGTGTATACAGTAAACTACAACATTCTCAGGGTGAAGAATGGTCTAGCAGGTGTAGCGTTTGGTAATTAATTAATTTTATATTTATCCAGAAGAACCAAATCCACGGGTTCCTCTCTGTGTATCCTTTATTTCTTCAACTTCATCGATCAAAGGTGTTTCACACTTCTCTAAGATGAGCTGCGCAATACGATCACCCTTTTTAATTTCGAACTTTTCACTTCCATGATTAAAAAGGATAACCTTCAATTCACCAGTGTAATCAGGGTCAATAACACCCGCACCAGTTTGTACGCCATGTTTTACAGCGAGGCCGGAACGGGGTGCGATACGTCCGTATACACCCATAGGAATAGTCGCTGCAATTCCCGTGCACACTATACCACGTTGGTACGGAAGAATGTGCATATCTTCGATGCTATACAGATCATATCCAACAGATCCAGGAGATGCGCGCGTAGGAATTAGCGCGTGCTCAGAAAGCTTTTTAATGAGTAGCTTCATATATCTATAATATGACGTATTTCTTTATGTTTGTAAAGATTCTATAATCTTTTTCGTCTTATCGTACAAACGTTCGTTATACCTTTTCGTAAATCCCTTTTTAAGAAAACCTTCCTCGACGACCGAAGTTTTACGCGAATCAAGAATCTCGAGTCGGTCTTTTAGAAAACATAAAAACTTAAATGGTTCATTATTCGACTTGTATCGAACTTTTTCAGTATCCATAGCTTTCATAGCTGCTTTATTACGTGATTCTGAATACATCTGTTCACGACCTTCATATGACATGCGCGTAGTGGATTCTTCCTTCTTTTGATTCATCTTTATTTATATGACATCACCTCTTTATACACTATTATGGAAAGAATTTGCGATCCTTCTAGCTTCTTGATCCACATATTCATTATCTGGGTCTCCGTTATGTGCTTTAACCCAAATCCAGTCTATATTATCGAATAATTTTGACACGGAATCCATCTGTACCCAAAGTTCTTTATTCTTAACATCGGATCCCGACGATGTTTTCCAATTATTTAATTTCCATTTATGAATCCAACTTTTGATACCGTTACGAACGTAAAAGCTATCCGTGTACACAGCCACATCACGAATTCCACATTTATAAGATTTACGCAAACCTTCTATTACGGCTGTCATTTCCATGATATTATTAGTAGTTTTAGGTGATCCACCGGTAATTTCAAAAAATCCTAGACACTTAGCTGCCCACCCACCCCTCCCGGGATTACCGAGACAACTACCATCTGTATACAATCTGTTATTCATTTTATTAAATATAGAATGTTTTCTTTAAGATTCGTCGTATAGTATCGACATATCAGCTTTAACATCGAGCATATCCTCCACGTCAGCTTCGATCATAGAATCTTGTGTGGGGTATGCGACACATAACAAAGCAAACCCGCTATTAACCTGTGCATCGTTTAAAAATGATTGTTCTGATTGATCTATCCCACCCCATACGAGTTTCGCTGTACACGCCGAACACATACCCGTGCGACACGAATACGGAAGTTCTATGTTATTATTTTCCGCCGCATCCAATATGTATGTAGACTTATCACACTCAAAAGAGTGTTGCCCCATAGGTGTACGAAGTGTAATTTTAAAATTTTCGCGAACCTTAGGAACACGGGAATGACCAGAAGGATTCGCGACAGCGTATACCGAAGCCATTATTATAGTATCCTGTTAAATTTTTCTTCAACTTTAAAAAGTATGATTTAATACTTTTTAAAGTTGAATTATTAATTAATTTTAATAGCAAATACAAATTTGATTTGTATGCTTAGTTAGAGAAGGCAAGACCACCCATACCCGACTGGATGCGGAGGACATTGTAGTTGACCGCGAACATGTTGAGGGTGAGGGGCTCGCCCGCCCCCGTGCTGGCGGCGTTAATAGCAACCTGCGCGTTATCAATGCGGGAGAAGTTGCACGTGCCGGTAGGCTGGTGCTCCTCGGGCTTGAGCGCGAAGGAGTAGGAGTAAATACCGGGCATGGGGGTACCGGAGTGGTGGTTGTAGGGCTGGACGGAGTTGAAATACTTGGAACCCTGCTCCTTGAACCTGTCCTGACCGTTGAGAACGAGCTTCATGTCAGTCATGTTAGAGGCAGCATCCTCATCAAAAGTGGTGGCGGCACCGCCAGTGTTGTGAATCCTGGGGCAGTTGCCAAGATCGGCGGCGATCTGACCCTCAGCGGCGAGGGCACCGATGTCAGTGGTCAACTGAGGCTGACCGGCAGCGACGTTCTTGGTGAAGTTCCACATGCTGTTGAGAGTCTTGGCAGATTGGGAGAGGCACCACACGAGCTCCTTGACGGGGTGGTTGAACGAAAGCCTCTTCTGGTTCGAACCGGCGGAGAGGGTATCAGTTCCAGTGTGCTGAACCTGCTCAATGAGGTATTCGTGGCCCTTCTGGGCAAATCGCCTACGCTCCTCAGTGTCGAGGTAGATGTAATTGGCGTATACCTTGAAAGAGGAAGCGACCGCGTAGTCAGCGATTTCCTGAGTTAAATCGAAATCGAGACGGACTTCATGGTACTGCAGGGCAATTAGTGGGAGGGCGAGTCCAGGATTGCGGTTAAAGAAGAAAATAAGAGGAAGGTATACCTTCGCACCGGCGACACCGGAAGTCATCTTACCGTAGTTAACCTTCTTAGAGGCATCGAGGTAAAGCTCGGAGTAAAGCCTCCACCAGGTCTGGTAGTGCTTGTCAATCCTTTGTCCGCCAATTGATAACTCAACATCCTTGATCGCACGCTCGGCGATCCACTCGTTGGAATGGCCTCCCACAGCGTCAGTGGAAGTAGTAATGACACCCGCGGCAGCCTCCATCTCTACGTACATGTCAGCGACGAGATCACCGTTACGAGCGACGGTGACAGAGACGCGACCGGAAGGAGCGGCAGTACCGTTGACGGTCTGCTCGATGTTCTCCATAGCGAAGTTAGTGTGGCGACGGTAAACCGCCTGAAAGAAAGTAACCTTAGGGTTGCCAGTCAGATAGACATCCTGGGCTCCGTAAGCGACGAGTTGCATAAGACCACCGGCCATTTTTGTGTTGTTGTACTATATAGCAAGAAAATAATTTCGGACAAAGTGCGAAAAAAACGTACCGATTTTTCCTGAACATAAATAAATGTCCGATACCGAAGAACCAACTCAGATGGAAATTGATGAAGAGGAAATCACCGATGAAGAGGAAATCACCGATGAAGAGGAAATCGCCGATGAAGAGGAAGAAGTTGATATGAATGAATATGAATATGAGGATGAAGATGATATCGAGCAATACATGACAGTGGAAACTTTATTGGGTTCCACACTCATGACGGAAGATGGTGATACTATATGTAGTGCCCTGGTAAACATGGGTCGACAACTCGAAATCCAAAATAAAATTTTAGTCAAACTTTTGACCACCCTCCAAAAATAGTAGCTTAGAAAAATGAAGTATTATAATAGAAATGTCAGAAGCGACACATTTCATTAATGAAAGTGCAGACCCGAACGAAGCGAACCAAGCGCTATGGGCGAACGAAATTAAAACTTTCAATAATGAAAAGCTCGTATCCCACCTATCAGAACTCGAAGAGTATTGGGACATATATCACAAAAACGACCCTAAGATTCCCTATCGTCTAGGGTATAATATGTTTTTCTTACCCGACGAACTTGACCAAAAAGGTATGCCCAAAATCATAGACATAGAACGTGTCGTGACTAAATACGTACAGATCCGTGATCATGTTTGTGAAATTTATCACAAAGCCAACGAACTTAAAATGCTGGAAGAATTGGATAAAAATGATCAGGATACAACACTCGCCACTCGTATAAACCGTCTCATCGATCAAGTAGATGATGCGTGGACGATCGTTTTCCGTGCTGCGCGTATCATGGAACGAGTGAATAATCCAACATACGTACCCATTAACCCCGAATCCGATCCTGCTATTTTCCGAATGTCTACTATAAATAAAGTAGACGAATTATCACCTTATCAGCAATCTATCATGCAGTGTCTTAAGCACTTATATTCACACAATATTAGGCGGTACAAGGGGTATTGTTGTGAACAGATCATGACTAAGACTGGATGCCCTTCCAGAGCTTGGAAGCCTAAACAAAGTATAAGTGAGTTTGTGTATAGTGTCGGTAGAAAGGAAACTTGGTTCGATTTATGGAAGAATCTCACTTCAAGGGGTACGGGCTATAAAGATGTCATAACGCATCTTACAAATATAAACGATATGCAGTTTCCCGATAT